ATCATCAACGATATCGAGTCGAGCTTCGACGAGCCGTCTAAGGAAGTACTCAAGGGCGATGTCTTCGACGACATCCCGACACGCGCGTTCCCGGTAGTCTACGTGCCTTGGAACCGCTTCGGTCGCTACGTCCTGCAGATCATGCCGGGTACCAAGGGTTACCCGATAGGTGCTCGCCACCAGTACGATAGCATCGAAGAACGTGAAACCGACGCCAAGCGGATCGCCAAGGAAGTCGGCGTTGATCCCAACGATGCTCAGGTATTCACGCGCCATGCAGACCCCGATAGGGCAGCGCGCGACGACGCCAACGAGTCCACAGTAATCCGTAACGTGCTACAGATCATCCGTAACGCGGACCTGAACGTCTCCCCGGCCAACGTCACCGACGAAGCCTCGCGTACTGAGGCGGTCAAGGCGCTGCGTGCTGACCTTGAAAAGCAGCTAACCGAGATGCTGCTCACGGCGCTGCCCGAGGAAAGCATCCGCAAGCAGTTCATCCGCGCCAAGGGTACACCGGGCCGTAACACTGACCATGCCCGTGTACTGGCCTATAACGTACAGCGCTACGCCAACCAGCTTCCGCGCCTTAAGTTCGGCTATCAGCTACGCAACGCGCTGGAGATGGCACAGGAAGAAATCAGCGGCGAAGGTGTTGAGGACTCGCGGGGTCAGGAGATGGCGCGCATTCTCCTCGACGAGATTGGCGGTCGGCTTCAGGAAGGGCTCAATCCTCCACTCAACAACCCGCTGATAGCGGCGTTCAATAACTTCGGTTATACGATGCTGCTCTCGGCTCCAGCCTCGGCAATCAACAATTCTATCGTCACGTGGCAGCGTGCTGCGTTCGAGCTGAGCTCCGAGTACGGGCCTAAGGCGGCAGCTAAACTGGCGCAGCTGGAAGGTGTCATGCGCCTTATGGGCACGGTACAGGACGACCCGACCGGGAACGTGCGTCGTTTCTACGCACCGTCCGTCCTAAAGCTACCTCTGGTCAAAAATAACCCGGTGTACGCGAAGGCGTTTCTTGAGCTGCGCGATGTCTATAACGCCTTCGGGCACGGCTTCGTTAACGAGATTGTCCTCCAGAGCGGCGCTTCGTCCATTCGCCCTAAGGGTGTAGTAGGCTACGTTATGGACGGTGCGCGCAAGATCACCGACATCATTAACGCACCGTTTGGCGCTATCGAACGTATCACCAACGAGAAGATCGGCATGGCTACGTTCATGCTGGAATACGAGAAGCAGAAGGCTGCGGGTAAAACCGACAAGGAAGCCTTCGATCTCGGGGTAGACCGCGCACGTGTGACGGTGAAGGACGCTGTGGGCGCTTATGGGCAGGCGGAGCGCCCGCCGCTCTTTAAGGGTGTCGGCTCCCTGCTGCTCCTCTTCAAGTCCTTCTCGCTTAACATAGCGGCGTTCATCGAGCGCCAGTTCAAGGCGCTACTGTATGAGCCTATGGCTGCGGTGGGCGACGTCATGCGCGGGCGCATACCCAAGAAGCGCAGCGTGTTCACGAAAGCGGAGAAGAAGCAGGCGACCAAGCTGCTGATGGCTCTTTACGCAGGTAACTTCCTGTGGACCGGCGTGTCGGGTATGTTCGGGTACAGTACGATTGCCAAGATGCTTGCACCGTTCATCTTCATGTTCATGGACGACGATGAGCGTGAGGAGTGGGCGAGTGAGAATCCCGAGTACGTCAACAACATGCCGGGGTACATAACCGAGAAGCTTATCCCCGAGACCTTCGGCGGATATGGAAACGTCGTAGCATACGGGCCTATGTCGGCGCTTACAGATGTCAACCTCAGCGCCCGTGTCGGCTACGATAACCTGTTCTTCAAAGACCCAGTGTCCAAGACAGGTAACCTCTGGAACGATACTACGTCATGGTTCATGGACAACTTCGCTGCGGGTCCGGGGCGCGCTGCTGACTTCATGAAGGGTGCGAGCGCAGTTGCGGATGGTAACTGGGAGCAAGGTGCCAAGAAGATGCTTCCAGCGTTCTTCGGCGCACCGACCAAGGCGGCTATGGCCTACGACGAGGGCATCCAAGATGCGCGCGGGCGTAACATTATCCGTAAGGAAGAGCTCAGTACTTCTGATCTCGTCAAGTTAGCGCTGGGTTACCAGCCGCTAGAGGTGAGCAAGACTTACTCCCGTCTCTACGGTTCGGGTGAGCAGCTGGGTGCTATACGGGAGCAGGGGCGCAAACTGCTGCGACAGCTGCGTGATGCTGAGGCCGCAGGTGATTACGACCGCGCGGATGAGATTGAGGAAGCTATCGACGACTTTAACGACGTCTACCCCGGCAGTGCGATCACCGAAGAGGCCAAGGAGCGCTCACGCCGTGCGTTCGAGAGCCGCGAAAAGCGGCTGTATCGTGGCGTCGAGTTTAAGGAAGAGGACCGCGAGCGGATCGAGGAAGATATCGAAGAGTACTGGGCCGAAGAGGACGAGGAATAAAATACCCCCGCCAGTGGAGGGACCGGCGGGGGCAGAGGATCAACCATGGAAGGAGCAAACTTCCGAGGGCGTTCTATCACGTTCGCCAGATTCGTAAACCCCTAACACCAGATTTAGGGTCCAGTACGCTCTTATGAACTACAGATAGCCTCAGTCGGCGCACCGTCGGGCGTATCTCGCGCCATGCCGCTTCGGGGTCTAGGCATGGGAAGAAGAGGGACCTACCCTTGGTAAAGCCCCTCCAGTTAATCTCGTACTCAACTCCCGCTATCTTCACTCGTCTCCTCCTTAGGGATGAAGCCGTCCATAGCGATGAAGTCGGGGTGTGTAGCGTCGAACTCAAGTGCCTGCACCGGGGGCAGGTTGAACTTCATGCCCTTCCCCATCCGCCTAAGCCCCGAGCCCACGTAGAGGCCGGTCTTCTTGAGCTTGTTGAGCGTCTCACGATAACCGATGTTACGCGCGGTGCAGTACTTCCGGAACGATGCGCAGGTAACAAAGACCTTCTGGGTATCCGGCTCGTAGCGCACCATCAGCTCGCGCTTCGGCTCCAGCAGAGGGACTTCCTGCATCTTAGAGCGCCGGTCCACCCCGTCATTGACGATCAGGATGTTGTCCACCCGACCAACGAGGAAGTCACCCAGCACCTGCTTGTCCCCGTCTGGCGGCGCGGTGGTCGTGTTGCGCAGACCTTCGATCATGCTGCAGGTCCACCGGAAGATCGCGCCGAGGTCCCAGTCGCACAGGTTCAGATGCTTGGCGATGTAGATGCCAGTCAGGTTAGCGGCTGCAGTAGCGGACCAGAAGCGCTCCCGCTGCGTGAGCTTGAGGATAGCGTCAAGGCGGCTCTGCATGCCTAGATAGATACCCTTCACGCGGTCGTACTCAGCCAGCAGGTAGCGGGCGTAAATCTCTCCAGCGTGACCGTAGTTCTCCATCAGCTGGTGGTCGAACATCTTCTTGCCGGTCTCGGTGTCGATAGCACTGCTGTAGTCGAGGCTGTACTCGATGATCCGCATCATCTCACCCTGCGGGCTGTCCTTGAGGCTCTCCAGCTTTTCGTAGAACGAGTGGTTGGACGAGCACAGGGCGATGGTCTGCCACGAGGTCAGGTTGACACGTAGCTCGTTGGCCGATGCCTTCATCCGGTCTTTGCCGGTGCCCTGTGTAATCAGGTAGGTAAGTTCGCTCAGCTGCTTGGGTTCAGTGTTCGACATCTCGTCGAAGGTCACCGGGAGGTTGCAGAACACCCCGATCTTGAACACCTTGGAGTTGAAGGTGTCGTCCTTCTTCGCGCAGAGCTTCTCCGGGTTACCCCACACGCTGTTGCACATGTGGAGGATCGTCGTCTTACCCGTGCCCGAGTGCGTGTTGACCAGATTGATAATCGCGCCGCGCTGGCCAGAGAACCGCAGGAGAGGCGCACCGAAAGCGGTGGCTGCTGCGAAGGCCGAGGCTTCCAGCCCCGGACGCCCGTAGAGGTTGAAGACCTCCTTCCATGCGTCGAAGGAACCCACTGGCACCGTGTAGGCAGCCAGCGCCTTGGTCACCGTGGAGGGCGGGCTATGGTAGGTCCCGTCCACGCCGATCTCACGATCCCCGACGATAAACTTGCTGTCGTTATCAGCCCATCCGAATTGGTTACGCATTTGCTCCGCCTTCTTGTTATGGAAAATAGTCTGGAATGACCGCACTACGTAGTCGATCAACATATCGAACTGCTTCTTCGGAAGCACAAGGCTCCGGGCGGCTAGCGCCTTACGAAGCTCATCCGGGGCCATACAGGTAGATGTAGTAAGCGTGAATTCCTTGACGCCGTTCTGTGGTGTGTGGAACCGGAACAGGACAACGCTGCCCTCAATCGGGTCCTCCATGAGCTTGGCGATATAGAAGTCGTACGGGTAGATCAGTATCGGCTCGGCCTCTTCACCCTTCGCCTCGCCGTCCTTCCCCACACCCGCCAGCAGCGGCTTGCGCCAGATGCCCCCTGCCTTCCCACGCACGTAGGGGAACGGATACTCGGGGATGCGGTACTTGAGGACGTCACCGGTAGCAGTCTCTACCTCGACCTCGTTGTCCTCCGGTGTGGCCTCGCGCAACTCCTTGCCTAGCGTGATAGGCGACTTGATCTTCCCGAAGTGCGGGCACCCTGCGCATACACCGGGGTTATTCTTCTCGAACTCCGCGCAGGTGTGCGGTCCTATGATATGCTTGAGCTTCTGCTCTGTCTTGTCCGGGTCGTAGTCGGGGTGCCCCTCCGACATCAGGTGGATCGCCTTGTTCTTGTCCTTGCAGAACTTGGCGATGGAAAGCGCGTTGAACCAGCGCGGCTCCGAGATGACTGCCTGATCTGCATAACAGGCGTTAAGCTGTGCGCAGCCGTCCTCCTCGCGTTGCATGATCCGAGAGAAGCTTGTGTCGATGCTGTCCTGTAGGAGCTTGCCCAGCGGGCTCAGAGGTTGGCGCTGTTCGGTCGGTGCCAGCTTGGGGCGCTCTTTCACGCCCAGCGTCTCGCGCATAAACTCAAGAGTGACCGGGTCGCCCACACCCAGCACCTGCACTTCTACCGGCTCATCACCCTTGAAGTTGAAGGTACCGGGAATGCGCAGGATGCGCGCCACTTCGAACACTGCCGGGTCCACCCGCAGGTCCTGAGCCTTGCACACTTCCTTAAGGCGGTTGGCGACCGGCTCCCACTCCTCGCGGGTAACCTCCTCGGTCAGCGGCCAGTATACGTGCAGCCCGCGCCCTGAGTTGATAATGATCGGTCGAGGGAGTCCTACGGTGCTACAGAACTTCTTGAGGTCTTGCAGCGCTTCACCCTGCGAGGAATAGTCCTTGGTCGGCCCGCAGTCGATATCGAGCCAGAAAGCTTTGAGCGCCTGCACGTTGGCCTTGAGGCGCGAGGAGTCGTCCTTGTACTTAGCGACTCCGAAAAATACGTTCATCTTGCGGCGGACAAAACGCTCCGCCCACTTATCCAGTTCCTCCCTGCTCTCTACGAGCTCTTGCTGCATTCCATTACTAGTGATCCCGACAACGGCAAACCAGCCACCCTCCGGCTGGACCGCTGACAACAGATCGAAACCCTCCATAGCACAACGATCCCCGTACGGGGGCAGTGTGCCTACCCCCTTAGACTATTCACGTCTGCACAGCTGCTTAGGCAGCGGTGCCCTCCAGACTGGCGATATAGGATTCGAGTAACGTGACCACACTGGCCTGCGGGGCCGAGACCCCGCAGAACCAGTTATATACCGTGGCCCTCGTCACACCCATACGCGCTGCGACTACCGTGACCGGGACGTCGTGCTTGATGCACAGACGCCCCAGACGAACGCCCAGCTTGCGCTTATCGGCCTTCGCATTCAAGTCACGAATACGCAGTGTGTAGCCTTGGCTCATTCGTCATCAGCCCAGTTATCGACGAGCGCACCGATATCGGTGGACAGCTTAGCCGGTGCTTCCTTCTTGGGGGCGCGCTTTGCCGGGGCGGCTGCTTCTTCCTCTTCGTCCCCATCGTCAGCCCAGACGTTAGCCTTCTTGGCAACGGCAGGTTTGATGGCCGGAGCGTCTTCCTCTTCTTCCGGCTCGGCAGCGGGCAGCGCCTTCGGCTTGCTATCTGCTTCCCCAGCACTGATCTGCACCAGCTTGCGGGTCACGGGGTTAGCTTGCGAGGTCTCGACAAGCTCCAGCTCTTCCCCGGTAATGAAGCGCTCAGCGGTGAAGTTGAGCTCCATCGTTTCGGCATCGAGGTTGTAGGCGATGGTCGTCACCACGCGGTCAGGCGCGGTGTTGTTCGCCACGAGGAAGCGGCAGTAGCTCTCGAACGGATGCGTGTTGCCGTTGCCCTTGCCGAAGAGCGACTTGGCCGGGATGTTGAACTGGTAGATATCACCCGAGGTATCGCCTTCGAGCAGCAGTGCGACCTTGCGCTTGAAGCGGCAAGCCTTGCCCTTCCCGTTCTGGCCCGAACCGTCGATGTTCATCGGGCAGCTTGCGCAGTTAGCAGCTTGCCGGTCCTTCGCCTTGGGATCGGGCTTGTCACCCAGTGCGGAGAAGCAGTCGGGCATCGTGCCCTTGGCGTTAGGGTCGTAGACGCCCTCGTAGTACTCGCGGCTCGGCTTCTCCAGCATGTCGATGATGATGGCGTTGAACTCGCCCCGGATAGCCTTGCCGACCTGCTCACCGCCCACGATGCGCTTGAAGGTGCCGTTGGTGTTGGTAGCGATGCGGTTGTAGCCGCCAATCGAGTTTTCAGCGATCTGCTGGCCCAGCTTCGACGGGGGCAGGGCAGAGGCGGCGACAGCGCCGGGGTTCTTGAAGATGGTCAGGTTGCTCATAGTCTCTCTCACTTGTTAGTCGGCTTGCGTACGCTGATAACGTACTTGGTGTCTGCGTTCAGCCCAATCGGCAGGGTCTCGGGGTTCTCCTCCAGAAACTGCCTCATGTTGCCGTTGTGGATGCGCTGCTCCAACAGGAACGGAGCATCCTGCTCCTTGATGAACCGGTACATACTCTCCCAGTCATTGGTCCAGTAGCGGGTAGCGGCACGGCGCGAGACCGTGCCCTCAGCGGTACGCAGGCTATCCACGTTCTGGCTGTTGCAGATTTCAAGGAGAGCCGCGCTCACCTTGTCCTGCTGCTCCTTAAGGGCCGCGATCTCGGCCTTATGCGCCTCCTCCTTCTCGTTGATGGCGTCCCGGATTTTCCGGTAGACCTTCACGAGCTTGTCAGCAGGCAGTGTTTCACCGTCCATTGTTTGCTCCTTTGGTTGGCGGGTGAACAGTAAACTAACTTTTGACAGTGTCAAGAGTTACTGAGTGAGAACCTCACGATACAGGTCGATCAGTTTCTCGTGGTTCTCGATGTTGCCCTGTAGCATCGTATACAGCCGTTCCTCTACCGCGCTGCCCTTGATATGCACGACGGTCATGGCGTTCTTCTGGCCCGGACGGTTGATGCGGGCGTTGGCTTGGAGGTAGGTCTCTACGCTCGTAACAGGCGCGTACCAGATGATGGTGTCCGCTGCCGTCAGCGTCAGGCCGTGCGAAGCTGCCTGTGGCTGGATGATAAGCACGTGTGGGTCTTTGTTCGCTTGGAACCGATCCACTAGCTCGCTGCGCTTGTTGACGGAGACCTGCCCGTTAATGACGCCGCAGGAGATGCCTTCCTTCTCCAGCCGTGCCCGCAGTAGCTCGATGGTGTGCGTGAAGGGGACGAAGACCAGCACCTTGTTGCTGGCTTCCTCAATGACCTCCAGCACGGTGTTGAGCCGGTTGGACACGTCGAACTCCAGCACCTCGCCAGTGTCCGTATAGACCGCGCCCCCACTGATCTGGAGCAGCTTGTTAAGCTTGGTGGCGGCGTTGACCGCACTGACTTCCTCGCCCGCTGCTTCCATAATCATCTCGTCACGGAGCAGCTTGTAGTACTTCATCTGCTGCGGGGTCAGCGGAGCGTCTCGGTCGAGGTGCGTCACTTCCGGCAGGTCGAGGCAGTCCTTCTTCTCGAACCGGATCGCAGGTTGTAGGATGTTATGCACGTAGGCAGGAGCACTAGGCTTCGGCACCCATTTGAACTGTGTCACCTTGGTCATGACAATCGTCTTGAACTGGTTGTAGTACGGGGGGCACCCTTCGGGATTGACCAGCTTGGCGAGGCCGAAGGCGTCAGCAGGAGACTGCGCAGCGGGCGTACCGGTCAGCATCCACAGACGCGGGTCCGTAGCCTTGAGTAGCCGGTTGAGTATCTTCCAGCGGTTGGTCTGTGCGTTCTTGTAGGCGTTAGCCTCGTCCACCACGATCAGGTCGAAGCCGCCAGCGGCCACCTCGTCTGCCACCACGGACAGCCCGTCGAAGTTGATGATGACGAACTCCACACCGGACGCGATAACCTTCTTGCGCTGCGCAGCAGCACCGTGCGCCACGCCGCATGAGCGGTGCATAGCAAAGGTGAACAGGTCCTTCTGCCATGCCGACTTCATGATCGAGAGCGGGCAGAGGACGAGTACGCGCTTAACCAGCCCACGCTTCATCAGGTAGTCCGCTGCCCAGATGATACTGGCCGTCTTGCCAGTGCCCTGCTCGTTAAAGCAGAACGCGCGCTTGCGGATCGACAGGAAGGATGATGTCGTCTTCTGGTGGTCGAACGGCACGTGCCGACCGGTCCACGTATAATCCCGCAGGATGGGCGACGGTACGTCGCTACGCAGCTTCGCCAACTGTTCGGCTTCACCGTGCCCCCAGTGGACCAGCACACCCTCGTCGGTCAGCGCGCTCTTCTTGATTGTCCCCGTCACCACGGACGGGTTCGGCATCTCCAGCAGGAGTGCCCGGTTGTCGATGATCCTCACGTTTGCTCCTTGAGGTTACTACTTGCGCTTGCGTTCGCGCTTACTGGTCTCCGAAACGAGGTTGCCCTTCTTGTCACGCATGAATGAGCGGTTGGCCGACTTGCTCTCTACCCGCAGACCGGTCTTGTTGCTACCGCCCTTGTCGAGGGCGACGACGTGAGCGACGTCCTTCCCGTCCCCCTTCTTGACCTTCCCGGTCTTCATCAGCTTGGCGCGGGCAGCGTTGCGCATAGTGCGCTTCTTGATCTGCTCCGGAGTACCTTGGTACTTGTCGTATTCCGACCGATAATCACGTGCCATCGGGGGCTGCCTCAACAAAGTCTACGTCGAGCAGACATAGCATACCCGTCGCCAGAGACCTAGCCGAGATGAGGTCGCCACTCGCATGCGTCTCGACAAGCAGGTACAGTTCGCCGTGCTCCTCGCGCTTCCGCTCGTGGTATCCGTGGGTGCTAGGGTGGAGGCGTAGCAAGGTAGTCATCACTTCCTCCGGGGTTTCCAATTCTCACAGGTCTTGACCGGGCACCACGGGCACAGGCCCGAGGACTTGGCGTTCCACACGCCGTTATCCATCGCTGCATCCAGCCGCTCCAGTTGCTCGTCGAACACCGACAGGTACTGGCTCTTCTCCGTAATCACATGCGTCTTGCGGATCAGCTCCCCGCTAACGACGTAGATAAGTGCCGACTTGATCGTGACCACTTCGGGGAAGTGTGTGAACACCGCCCCAGCCAGCAGGTCCAGCTGCTTGGTATCTGCGTAGCGGGCGCTCTTACCCGTCTTGTAGTCCACGCAGTAAGCCTTGTAGCCGTCGATGATGAGCAGGTCAGCAATGCCCCGCCACCATACGCCCTTATCGAAGAAGCCGCAGGGCTCGTAGTCACCGGACACCTTGCGCAGTCCTAGCTTAAGCTCGGCATGCTTATCGCCGGGGATGGCAGCGAGACGCTCCACGACCGGCTTGATGTAGGCGAACTGTTCGGGGATCGGTGTACCGTCCTTGATGAACAACTCTGCGGCTTCGTGGACAGCGGTGCCGTAGTCAGCAGCCTCCCCCGGCTCGTCCTTGATGTCCTTGGCCACCTTGAGGTGGAAGTACTTCTTCGGGCACTGCTCAAAGGTCTTGATTGCTGAGTACGACCACGCCGTCACGATGCTTAGTCCTTCTTCTTGAAACGCCCAGTGTCGTCGCGCTTGGGCTGTGCGTCAACATATCCATGCCATCGCCCGGTCACATACCCCAGCGTCCCAGCGACGAAGAACGCGAGCACGAAAAGCATAATGTCCATAGCACTACCCCTTCACGTTTTACGGGCCATCATCCGCCCGACGAGTACGACCTGTGGCCCTAGGTCTTCCGGGGCCACCCCCGCATTGAGCTTGGCAATGACCTGCTGCAGTAGCTCGATAGCTGCCGCTGCATGATCGGTTACCATTTCCGACCATCCTTATCCACTCGGAGGAAGCTCCCGTGGCGGATGCGACGGCCCCATGACCGTTTCTGTCCGCTGGTTAACCCCTTCCACTCTTCGTCGATGTTGAACCGCTCAGCCATGAGTTGCAGGATGCCGTACTCATGGTCCGACAGGTAGGCGGTGTAGCCGCGCTGTAGCCGCTTTATCCTCATTTCAGGTTCCCTCCGCTCTGGAAGATGTCCCCACCGAACACATAGGTACCTACGTGCTCAAGCTTCACGAACGGGTGCGCGTAGATTTTACCCCCGTGCTCCCGCCACAGTTCGCAGAAGTGGTAGTCCTCCGACAGCAGAGCACCGGTCTTGTCGATGCTGGTGGCGAAGAATTCGTGGGTCAGCGGCTTCTCGTACTCGCCGTCAGGCTTGATGAACGAGGTAACACGGTAGGTAGGCACGTGGGGCTTCAGGTGCTCGAACACCCCCCGCTTGATAAGCATGAAGCCAGTGCCTCCATGCCGCACCTCGATAACCCCACGCTCGTCTGTCTCGACGTGGTGCTCGTTGACCATGTTGAACACGAACGCCCCTGCATGTTCGGACAGGCCCTTCTTGCCTGCGGCAGCAGCGCGCTCCACGCTATCCCAATTCACCTCCTTCTTCGGGTAGATGCCGCACACGATATCATCGTCTACGGCCATCAGTTGCGCGATAGCCTCCCCGTCGAAGCCGATGTCCGCGTCGATGAACATGAGGTAGTCATGCTCACTCTCAAGGAACACACGGGCCAGCTCATTGCGGGCACGGGTGATGAGGCTCTCGTTCATGATCTGGCACCACGCGATGTTGACGCCCAGTGGGCGCATCTTGTTCATGGTCGTGATGAGACCGCGCACGTAGTGTCCGGTACACATACCCCCGTACATGGGGGTGGCGATCATGATCGAAGGCCGCTTGGGTGCTACTTTGATCTCGTCTTCCATTAGCTGAACGCCTTCTTCAGTCGGCACCACCAGCAGTCGTGCTTCGCTTCGAGTTTAGATATTGCGATCCGAGCTTCTGCTAGGTCGAACGCAAGCTCGTTAGCAGCGTATAGAAGCATATCGTTGCGCCTCTGTAGCTGCTCTACGCTCTGCGCTTCCGGCTTCGGTTCAGCCTTCACCTTCGGAGCCTTCACCTTCGGCACCGACGGCATCTTGGGCTTGTACTTAACGTGGTAGGTGCGACAGGTCCTGCCGTTCATACCCTCACGGCTCACGAACCGTACCCCCAGCTGCTCTACCTCACCTCTCCGTCGCATAGCTGTGATGGTCGATGAGATTGCATTGTGGGTCAGGTCGGGAAGCTCGCGCTGTAGCTCTACGGTAGTAAGCCCCGGCGTCTTGCGCAGGATGCTGTAGATACGCTTGGTGGTCTCGCCACGCTTTGCCTTGGTAGTCATTAGTTTGCTCCTTCACTTCTTACGTACAACCAGTTGGTATCCAACGTGGATGATCTCAGCCTCCTCTGCGAAGATGTTACAGAAGGCGTCGATGGCGGGCTTGGGGCGGTGCAGGATGTCCCGCGCGTTGCCCCACAGATAATCGTCAAACACCATGATCCCCTGCGGCTTAAGCAGAGGCCATGCCATACAGGCGTCAGTCAGGACGTCCTTAGCTATGTGACTGCCGTCGATATAGATGAAGTGGAACTCGTGCAGACGCTCGGGCCAGTCGTGAGCTTTGCTCAGGTACATAGCCAGTATATCGACCGACGAACCCTTGAGCATTTTGACGTCCCGGCATGGGAACTTCTCCCATGCGGCTGCTCGGTTATGGATAAAGCGTTTCTCCACTTCGCCCATGTCTTCCGCGCCGTGCTCCTCACCGCCTTCCCATGTGTCGATGCAGCCCAGCCAGTCGTCTTCGACCATCATGTTCTCGACAATCCAAGCCATGCTACGACCCTCGAACGAGCCGATCTCAAGGAAGTTGCGTTTGCCCGGCTCCCCCGGCAGCATCGGGATTAGCTGCTCCCACACTTGCGGTGCCCAGTTGAACCAGTCCTTGGTGAATTGATACTCGCTCATAGTCCTAGTGCCTCCCTGATGTTCTTGATGAGACCTTCGTTAACGGTCTCGCTACCCAGTTGGATGCTGCCATTCCCAATGGTGCCAGCGGTAGCGAGGGTAGCGAGGGTAGGGCCGGATGTCCCTACGGAGCCATAGGTCCCCTGCGGGTAGGTCGCCGTCTGCGCACTGTACTTCTGTGCTATCATTTGCTGCCGTGCTCGTGCTAGCGCCGCTTCATCGAATTTGTTGCGGTCTTCCTGTGGGTCCAGTAGCTCCTGCATGGCTTGCGCATGGTAGTGGTCAAGCGCCACGCGGCTCATGGCGTGGTCTACTTTGGCTTGCTCTTCTGCTGTACCGTGGCTCCGGATAGCGTCCATGGCATTCCGCCAGCGCCCCGACTTTGACCCAAAAAACTCTTCCGGGTGGCTCTGCATGCGGGCCAGCATCAGATCGACCAACGGGTGCAGTCCGCTCTCGGCGGCTCCGGTTACTTCGTTATCCATAACTTGCTCCCATTTTGCTCTCACAGTTAAGTGGCAGGCCCAGCGCCCACTTGGGGCGGATGCGCATGCAGTCCTCGACAAACTTCCGACCCTCGTCGGCTTCCTCGACCTTAGCCAGCGCGCCTACGGCGTCATGCACGGTCATAACCACGCGCAGGTGACGCGCGACCATCAGCATCTGCTCACCGATAATGATCCGGGCCAGCGCTTGGCACAGGTTTTCGACGACCTTCCCACCGTAGATGCGCGTGGTGAT